CTGTATCGAAATTTGTTACGTCTGTTGTTCCTGCGCCAGCAATCAATCTGGTATCATTGATAGTTCCGAGATTACCGCCACTTCCAACTACTGACAAAGAAACATATGGACTTGTACCATAAAGTCGAATGGCTTCAGTTTTAATGGCATTAATTTCAGTGGAAGTCATTTCCTGAAGATTACTGCCGTTTAATTTTAAGGGGGTTCTAACTGTCATGATTAACTTCCTGCGCCGTATAATGTTTTTAATGCTGTGCCTGCACTGTTATATATCACCAATCCAACCTCATCTTTTAACTTGGCTCTTGATACAGCATCATCTACCAGATTTGATTCTGCAACACCCAAAGCTTTAATTGATACCGCACCTGATGAAACACTAAAGTTGGTAGAACTAAATGAAGCAATACCCTTATTAGATGTTGATGCATCTTCTCCGGAAATAACTCCAGATGCAAAGTCAATGCCTTCACCTGCACTTAAATGCGCCCTAACTTCAGTTGCGCTTGGACCAGTATAAGTAATAACACCTGTAGCAGAACTATATGATAGTGATCCATCCCCGCCGGCATCTGTTACGCTAATATGTGCTCTCACTTCAGTTGCACTTGGACCAGTATAAGTAATAACACCTGTAGCAGAGCTATAAGATAACGATCCATCGCCACCAGTATCTGTTACACTAATCTTGCTTCTAAAATCTAGATCGGTATCAACTAGCGCATATACCTCATTGATTGCTCCAACAAGATCAGAATCTTGAGTTGTGTTTAGGGTCGTTAGATCACCAACATATGTAGAAATTAAATTTGTCTTAGTGACAAAACCATCCATAGTGTCTGATAAATTTACAATTACTTTTGCCATTATAGTTTCTCTGCAATATGAGTTAACATTTGTTTGATAGAATCAATATCCGTTTTCATTTGCTCAAACTCTTGATCTCTAGCTTTTCTCAGTCGCTTTGCTTCACGGGCTTGTTCAAGTTCACTTCTATTTATATTAATAATAGCCCCCGTATTTAGGTCTCTTGCCAAGCCAGGGCTATTATCTGCTTTTATTAATTTCATATTATATACCTAGAGCAATTGCTCTCAAGTCTCTAATAACAGGCACTTTACTACTGTTTGTTGACTTAAATACAATTTTCAATTGGAACTGGGTAAACGAAGGAATAGAACCTCCTGCGCCTCCAATAAGATATTCATATGATCTAAAGACGTTTATATTTTCGTCTGAGGGCATTGAAGTTTCTATAGTCGCGAGTGACCAATCTGTGTTTTCTAGTAAAGTATCACCATTTGACGTTCTATAATATATATCAAAACTTGCTGCAGATGGTCTATTTGCAGATACAAGAACTTTAAGACCAACGGCATCTTGCGCAAGAGAAATTGGCTTTGTTATATGCTTTGATAAATGTGATCCATTTGATGAATTAGTTTCTGCAACATAATTCAATGGCACATTAAATCCAGAAGCTGGACTTGCGGCTTGCTTATCAATTCTATTTGATATTGCAATAATTGTTGCTCTTTGCATATCAATAACAGGAGATACATAATCATTTGTAGAATGCAGAGTAATATCTAGTGATAGACTTTTTGCTCCTGCCATATTATCTGTTTCGTTAGATGCGTTTGCGATTAGTCTAGGACTATCAAAAACAAACTCTCTGTTGATTTGAATATCAATAGCAGATTGTTTCTGGTATGCGGTCTCAGTTCCAGCAAGAGATTCCGCTGTTGTAAACTGACCTGTTGCTGCAGTCGTAGTCTGATCAATAACCAACATAGAAACACTTGGTATCATAACATCCATTAGAATATTTTTGTCGGAAAGAACTGCGCTTCCGCCACCGATATCTGCAGAAGTTGACGCAGAGTCAGCTTCAAACGTGTAACCGTTGCCATCAATTGCTGTGATAGTTCTGGCACCATTAATACTTGAAGTTGAAATTCCACCGAATGTTGTTGCACCTGAAATATTTACTGTATCACCGACTGTAAAGCCATGATTTGGCTGATATGTTGTTATAGTTGCATCTGCAGAGTCTACTGACATTGGATCCGCAGTAAGAAGTTCTGATGGCATCGCAACATTTTCAAGTCTTGCAACGCCAGTAGAAACAGTAAACTTCGCTGTGTACATTTTAAATGTAAGGTCTTCCCACTGTGTTGGTGTCCAGGTTGAAGCGTTTTGCGATTTAAAGAGTGATCCCAAGAACGGTTGCTTTGTTACTTTCTTATCTGTTGTTCCTAATTCAAAGTCTCCAACTTTAGATGTATATACAAGATAATCTGTTGTATTTGCTAACATGACAACAGCGTATTCTTTATATGGCTGTAGATAAACAGGCTCATCAAACTCAAAGGTCGCTACTGCAGAAGCATCATCTGAAACTGTAATCTCAGAGGGATATTTAAACACAGTAGAACCAGGAATAATTTCTCCAGTAGGAATGCCATTCTCCATAGTTCTGAGTTGGATCCAAACAGGATTTGATTGTGAGCTTGGCTTTGCTTTAAAGTAGAAATCAAACTTAGTAGTAAACACGCCAGTCGGTTGTGATATAAAGAACGACTGTGCAAGAGGATCGGGATCACGCCCGCTTCCTGGAATTCTTATTGGAACTACGGGCGCAGGTGGCGCAGGTATGACTACAGGCGGCGGTGGCGGCGGCGTGTTATCAACGGAGCTAGATCCAGTTGTTCTTGTGTTACTACTTGTTGTTGTGTTTGTGAAACTTTGAACATTAAGAACGCGTGTTGAAAGAATTGATCGCTGTCTTATTTCGATTGTGCCTTTTGACGTAAATACAGTTTCACCAAATGACGTTCCATTTTCTTTAATGCCGCTCGTTACATCTGATAGAGAAAAAGGTCTTGAGCCAGTTCTAAATCTTAGTCCTGCAAGTGAAGGAATAAAAAATGTTCCCTCAACTTTGCCTGTTCCATCAGTCACAAGAGTTGAGGCGCCATCAGGGTGACCAGAAGCGTTGTTTTGACTGTTTCCAAAATCTTCTGGATTTGATGATATATTCACGAATGTTTCAGCGCGAACCCAATCGTCTACAGAAACACCATCGAAGAATGGAAACAGTCTTGTATTAGGTCTAAATCCTTCTGCTTTAAAATATACTTTGCGAGAACGCATAAACGGAATTACGAGTATATCAACAACTCTATCACCAACAACTTCTCTAACAGTTTCTTCGGATACAATTCTGTTTGTTCCGGTTGTTGTTGAAGATGTTGTTGTTTCAAATGATGTGGTTGTTGTTATAAAACCAGTTGTGCTTGAACTTGAAGAGCCTGTTGTATTTGAACTTGAAGAAAGAACAACCTGATTTGTTGCTGATCCAACCTGTAGTTGATCAAGTGGTGTTCCGCCCCAATTCCAAGATGCTGAGTTCCAAAGATTTGCGCTATTAGTGTCTAGTCTAGACCCTCCGTTAATAACCCTATCACCAGTGTATTCTGTTTCCATCCAAGTATCACTTGAAGGTGATAGTTGAATGTTTCCTGTCCAATCCATTCTGACAAAAGGATTGACATTTTCAGTTCCAGTCACAGAAGATTGATTAAATAACACTTTGTGATCATATTTTAGATAGACATTATCACCTTTGAGAATTGTGTTAGATGATTGTGACGAATCATACACTAGTCCAATAGCGTCTTCTTTTGATGTTGGTCTTAATGCTTTATTGAGCGGATCAAGTGCTGCTCTATATTCGACCGACGCTGTATTAGAGAATGTATGATCAACAAAATTGTCTACAAAGAAACCAGATTTTGTTCTGTTTAAACCTGCGGAATCCAAAACAGATAGAGAATTTGTGTCAAGTTCAAGGAGACTAAGTGAAGTGAGTTCCTCAAGTTTATCAATTCTGTCTTCAAGACGGCCAATATCAGCCATTTTGTAATTCCTGTGATCAATCTTCCTTAGCGTAAGGTCTGAAGGCGAAAGAATATATGGATTCAATGAAATTCTGTATAATTCTAAAGAATTTTTAGGAACTTCTGGAAATTCTGGATTGATTGCAGGTTTTCCAGATATGAATGTAAACTGATTCGCAACATCAATAACTAGCTTACCTTTAACACCCAAGTAGTATGTAATGTCAGATTGAACTAAATTGTTTGTTTGTGGCAATTCGTTGATAATAGCTCCAGCGCCGAATGTCTGTGAAGAATTTACTACTGGTCTAAAGTCAATAACATCTCTTAGCGGAACCACTGTTCCATCAGTAAGTGTATGTGAAGGGATGTTTTCATAGCTAACTTCACCTGAGTATGAGTTAACGGCGAAGAAGTCGCCTGAAACTCCGTGGTCAAAATATTGATATTGAACAACAACGTCATCGGCTGGAACAGATTGCCCAGGTTTTAAAATAATACGACCCAGATCATAGAAGTTATCTCTCTGTCCGTTATCAATAGTAAAATTGCTTACAAGTGATCTGCCAGAAGAATCCGATAACGTAATTGCGTCAAAGGAATAGATATCCGCCTTTGATAGATTTGCATAGATAAGCCCAGCACCATCAGAATCAAATGACGCAATTGTATCAGCGCCCGTTTCAAGACTTTTTGATCTAACTGTTGCAGCGGATTTGTTAACATAACCCAAAACTTCTAAATTTGAAGCTGACGCCGGAAGCCCAGACAGTGAAGCTGATGTTGTTCCAGAACCCGTGATTGTTGCGCCAGAGATAACATCACTGTCATCTAGTGCCAAAATCCAGTCGTTTGTGTTTGTAAATGTTTCGCCAGTTGCGGATAGTGTAAGTGTCGCCTGACCAGATCCGTTTGTGGTTGTTGTAAATCTTCGCATGGTCGCAAGAGAAATATCGGAAAGGCTGGACGGTCTTTTATTTGGAAGAGGAATCAATAGCGAGTTATTACCAGCCTCTTTCAATACTGCTTTTGAAAGTTCAAGAACAAGGTCAAAATAGTTAGTTGTGCTCGTTCCAATACTTTTTACATCTCTAAAGTTTTGTCCAGAATTCATGTTAATCTGGAAAAGAAATACTTTATAGTTGCCGCCGGTATGTTCTTCTACTGCACGGACTCTTGCTGTTCCGATTGTTGAACCGCCATGCGCTGTCGCCGTGCGTAAATTCATAAGTTGGAATTCGTTTACGTTTGGAAGACCTTTATTTGCACTTACGATAACATAATTACCTAGTCCAAATGATGCAACTTCGTTATTGAGCGTTGCAGTTGTTCTTGGCTTTTGAATTGTTAATGTTTCATTAAAATCTTTATTGACTCTGTAGCCATCCACATATGCAGTTCCTGGAGAAACCTTCATATCTAACTGAGTTGCATCAGAGTCGTTATCATCAAAAGAAAGAAGAAATGGTTTAACAATGTAATCACCAGATTCTTCACTTGTTCTTAGTGCCAATGTATCTCTAAGAATATTATAGTTGTCTTCTGATTCCGCTTTAACATCAGATACAATAATACCATTTCTGATTTTAGCGATATAAACAAAGTTTTCATCCGAGTCAACATTGCTTCTAATATCAAGAGTAAGACGAATTCTATATCTGTCAGCACCAGGAGATGAAGTATTCGGCAGTGCGCCAGAGTTATCATAAAGTGTTGCATCATCATTTGCTGTAACAACATCTTCAACAATCTTAAAACCAAGATCGTCTGTTAACAGACTTGTGTATTTTGAAATGATTGATGTTTGCTTTGGCGCATATACAAAACGACCTGTTGCGTAGAAATCCCCACCTGCAACGTTGCCGGAAAGACCACGACCCGTAGCAGGATTCAATGTTGTGTTTGTTGTTTGAACTGTAAGCGTAACGGAACCGTTTGCAATATCTTCGGCAGGAGAAAACTTAATTGAAGCGCCACTAGAAAGACCATCGTTATACTTCACGTATATTGTTGCTGGATCTGAACCAACAGCAACTTTAACATCCACGATTGTCGCTTTGATTCCAGAAGTTGCGCCCGTAAATTCAGTTCCAATAATAGTCGAAGTATCTGTTGGTAATGTATTTGATGCTGTATTAAGTTTAACAAATTCAATCGGGTTAACACTAATGCCTCCGGGATTTACTGCAGCACCTTCTTTGAAAATGTTATTACCAAAGCGAGTAATCTCGGATTGAATAATAGTTTGTAGCTGTGTTAACTCTCGCGCTTGAACTGCACGGCCGTTATTAAAGAGAACACGATGAAAACCAGCGCTGTCGCTGTAATCATCTCTATACGTGTTTTCAAATGTATTCTTGATTAATTGGTCGACCATATGTTAAACCTGTCTTATAATTGGATGATAATCTTAAGGTCTTCTGTCTGAGCAGCTGACCTTTCGATGGCAGCGCGGTTATCAATGTAGAATACCTCACCTTTGAACTTATTTATATCACCTACTGTGAGTGGTGTTCCAATAACACCTGCGCCTGCACCATCAGTTTCAGTAACAGATTCAGATGATTGGAATGGAATAAAGCCAGTTTCTTCTGTTTGGTGGTAATAGATTTTATCTGAATCGAATCTATCTACATACGCCTGTGCTCCAGATGTTGCGCCAAGAATTGTTCTGTCTGCGGAGAAAGCAGTCGAAATGGATGATAGTGTCATATAGTCAAGTGCTGATCCAGTTTCAGATGAATAATCAGAATCCGTTGTAGCATTTTTAACGTTTCTCATCAGTGCGACTTGTCTAAAATCTTGACCGATAATGAAATCTTCATTTTCTGCACCAGCTGGTTTTGAATTAAACATAAGTGCAGTCGATTTTAAATCAATTCTAGGATCTGAACCAAATCCACCTAGATATGAAAGATTTGCTCTTGCCGCCGCGCCTGTTCCAGCACCGCCCGAGAAAACTACATCAGCATAATTATATCCACTCCCGTTGAAAATCGTCGAGGCAGAATCTTTCATTTCAACTTTAACAACCGATCCTGCAAGAACTGTTGCAACCGCTTCTGCACTATCGCCATCACCAATAATTGTTACTGTCGGTGTAGAAGTATAACCAGATCCGCCAGAAGTAAGAGTGATGCTTGCAACTTGACCATCAACTGCAGCTTGTTGGATAGAATATTGTTCAATAGCTGTAGCTGCCGATGCCGAATCTGTAGCACCCTGTAGTTTTACTGGCATATAGTTTGCAGACAAATATTTATTTGCATCAACCGCAGCAAGTGTGTATAGGAACTTCCACACATATCCATCCGCCGTTTTAAATGGGGTTGCTGCAGAACTAGTCGGTTTAACTGTAGATGCAACAGCCGCGCCGGTAGCACTTTTACCTTGTTCAAGGCAAATATAGACTGAGTTGTTATCAGTAATAATATAGTGAGAGTTTGTTGGCTGCCCACCCTGATTATCATTATAGCCAGAATATGCTGAACCAGAGGACCAGTTTTTACGAGGAACAACATATGACACATCAGCTGTTCTTTTAACAGATTGCATATTCAATCTAAACTGCCGTTCTTCTCTCAGAGAATTAATTGGAACCGTTGGAGTATCAGAAGAATCCCAGTCCTGTGATCTACCGATGCCGATGTAATAGTTTACTGCCGAATCGGCAACATCTTCAAAAATGTTTTGGACCAATTCTCTTTTAAAATAATCTGTGATGATGGCTGCCATTTTAGGTCCTACTTATAGTGCTGCGATTGCTGTCTTAAATGCGTCAAAGTCTGCACTTGCCGCTGCGATTGATTGTAATGAGCTTATGCTAATATAATCGCCATAAAGCTCTGTAAAGTTTTCATTGATTTTCTGTCCTGCGTCTCTAAGCGTATCGCCAGTGCCGTCATTAGCAGATGTTCCAAGTGAAATAGATTGTTGTGTCATAATTAATTCCTGTTATGTTGATTCTATTTATAACAAATATTAAACGGAATCTTGATATTGTATTGGATTACCGTAGTCAAATTTATTCATATCCATTGTTTCTACTGTGTTAGAGAAATCAACTGCGCGAATGATTCCATCAGAATCCTCATCGAATGTAGGTGAGTTTTCGTCAGCAAATTCAATAATTGAGTTGTATTGATCTGCAATTCCTGCTATAGTAAGAGTATTGAATATTTGAATTTGACGTATGAGTGACACTCTTTCTGCAAGAGAATCGCTATCATTATCATCAGTAATAATACCAGTAATTGACTGATTTTGTGTAAGTGTTGCGAATGCGATTTCTTCAAAGATTGCTGTACCAGCTGCAGAATCTAGTGCTGCAATAGGCATCGATGAGGCACTAAGATTATATATGCCCTCAATAACAACATCACCAGCAAGATACCAGCCCGCAGGATGCACAAACAACTTAAACAAATCTTCCCATTTTGCTACGGGAATGCCAGACTGAATTAGAATAGAGTGTATCTGATATCGCTTATCGTCTTGTATATATTTAAGAGAATCTGTTCCTAATCTGGAATCGTTTACAATAAACATATTGTTTTTTGGATATACGATAGAAGCTTCTTCACCAAAGAACGCTCTAAAGAATCCTTCAGCTGAGATTTTACTTCCTTTTGCTTTATAGAAACCTGCAATAACTTTAGCAACAAACCTTGGATCTGCAAAGAAGTCTGCGGATTGTGAGTTATTGCCAATCTCTTTGAAAATGTTGTCAAGTGACGATAGCTGTGTTGTGCTCAAGTCCCTTGCTTGATATAACCCTTGGATAAAGTATGAATATCCTTCGTCGTCCTTTTCCATAAAGTCGTAATAGATATCAAGGAACTTTACTAAGTCTGGATACTCAGTTGCAAAGTGTTCTGGCAAAGCTTCCTTTGTCTTATCAATGATAAGATTGAGTGGCAGCCTTCCGTTGTAATCAAACCTATTTGACATTATAGTTTTACTCTAATCTCTTGATAATCAATCTGCGCAGAAGCGAATGATTTTTCAGTATCAAGTGTAAGAATATAGTTTCTTAACGGTCTTATCGT